CGGAAACACATCTTGTCCGTACTTTCAATGCTGGAAATACGCAAAAGGTTTCCATAAAGGCTCCAATTCAATCACCGTTGCCAAGGCAGAGCGAACCGTCTACCGCTACTTCGATGATATCCTCGCCGGTGCGGATTTCTCCTTCACTGTCCGCGACCGGAAGCAGGAACAGGAAGACGATGAGACCATCCAGCGGCTGCAGCAGGCCCTGGAGCATCTGGCTGTCCGCGAAGCCCGCGTGAAGATGGCTTATGAAAATGGGATTGATACGCTGGAGGAATACGGTGCCAACAAAAAAAGGCTCGCCGAAGAACGACAGAGCCTGCAGAAAGAACTGGACCGCGTGCTTACGCCCGCCGCCCCGCCGGAAACAATCTCAAAAGAAGATTTCCGGAAAGAGATAAAAAACATCAATGATATTCTGAAAAATCCTGAGGAACCAGCCGAGAAAAAAGGACTTCTGCTCCGCTCCATCGTGGATCGTATCGTCTATGAAAAAGCTTCCGGGACCATGTATTTCGACTTTTTCGTTTCCTGATTTTTGTTCCGAAAGTCCGTAAACCCGCATAAACACTGGATTTTTTCGTATCATCTGGTACGGAACTCCGGTCCACCGGAATGCAATAACAGATGATATATTGTAACTGTAAATATTTCGATGATACAATATGTTTCCCGGGTAATTTGCCCGGGATTTTTTATTGCATTTCTTCTATATATATGTTATCATAGCACGTGACCAGAACACACAAAATGGTCAGAAAAAAGAACAATTCTTTTCGCCGCGTAGCTGCGGCGTTTCTTTTTGCCCCGGAGATCCCCGGGGCTTTTTTGTTGGCCGATTACTGGCGATTGCACCATTCCTGCAGGGCGCGTACCATCGCGGATGGATTGCTGATCACACCATCAACCTGTGTGCCGAGCTTGCGCTGCATCGCGCGGATGGTCTGTGGTCCGATGTATCCGTCAGCAGTTACCCCCGACCATTTCTGGATGGCCTTGATCAGAGCTGATCCGCCGGACAGATGATTGCTCCACTCGGCCGCTGTGATACCGACGCAGTATTTCTTGTTTGTCGTGGGCTGGTTACTGATTTTCCCGTCCACGCCGGTTCCGAAGATCTCCTGCAGGCGGCGGGTCAGCTCCGGTCCCCATACTCCATCAACTGATATCGCTTTTGCGGCCGGCTTCTGAACGGATGCTGTACCGCCATAAGTGCAATACTTAGTATGGCAGTTAATCCAGCCAGCGCCAGAGAACAGCCGTCCCCAGCTCGTATTCTGGATTTCAGTGACGGTGTAGCTGCCGCGGTCTTTGATTGTTCCGACGCATCGGCTATCTGCATCCGGCTTTTCCCGAATATTCAGGTCGGTATTGACTTTGTAAACTCCCGGATCATATGTTTTCTTCTCCGGCTGCTTCGGCGTATCCGAAGAGCTGGAACTGATCAGCTTCTTGAAGCGTTCCCAATCTCCATTATTCATGATCTGGCTCGGGCAGTGCTTGCTGCAGATATCATAGTGCCGATATACTCGGGATGCCGGGACGCCGGTCTCCTGCATGATCTCTTTGACGACCGTGGCTGTGTTCTGGAAGGCCTGCTCATAGTCATATCCTTTTTGCACGCACATTTCCACGCCGATGCTGCTACGATTTCCATATTTTCCAAACAGATTCGTTCCTCCGTAATTGACGCCTACATGCCAGCATCCGCGGCTGTGTGGTGCTGCCTGATACGCCGTTTCTCCATCATCAACGTAATAGTGGGCAGACATATTGGACAGCTCACCATTATGCTGCGCTTCTGCGTGTGTGCGGGCATCGGCGCCCGCTCTGAAATTATCTGTGTTGTGGACTACAATACACCGCGGATCGTTCTCTTCGTAGGTGTTCTGGTTGCTGATATAAGATCTGTCAATTCTCATGATACTTCCCTTTCTCCGGCAGATTTGCGCCGGCGCAAAAAAAGGACGGTTGTCAGCCGCCCTCACTCTGTTTTCTGTGTCTGCTTAATAATCTGATTTACATAGTTACTCAGTCCAGCAACGAGGATTCCCTGCGTGACCGCCGTAAATACTGCCATTGCCGCCTGCTGACCGGTGCACACCTCACTGGTGGCCAGCACCCAAATCGCGCAAAGTACAATGCTCACACCACCCAGAATCAGTGGAATATACTTGTCCTTTACAGCCTGTGCCTGTTTCAGGCCCATGCCCAGGAAGTACAGGACAATAGCTACAATGATCAGTTCTGGTTTTACATAATTCATAATCTGTTCCATATTTTTTATCCTTTCTGCTCTAAGTCATTGATTCTGTGGTTGGCAACTTTGATCTGCTCTTCTTGTACTTTAAGTTCCTGTTCCAGAGCATACGTTCTTTCTACTACATTATTATGCTTATCGACCCGTTTCGTGAGCTCTTCCAGCTTGTATTCCATCAGTGCCCGTGTCTTTTCCTGCTGACTGTGGTTACTGATCAGGCAGACCACAAGTGTAACGGCGGCACTGATGCAGGCTGATATGATTGTTTCCATATGTTTTTTAGTTCTCCTTCTTTTAAATTAGCAAAATCTTTCTTCGGTGCTACTCCACCGATTCCTTTGCTTCCAGATCTGCAGCATACTTGTCATACTCATTCCAGATGTCGTTCTCGAATTTGTCAACAACAACATCGATATCATTTTTATTGGCACGATACTTTCTACCGTTGTTGATGTAGCGATTGACAATTGGAACATCCGGATGTTTTGCATCCATATTAGCGTCCATAGACACAACGGTCTCGCCGTCAACTGTGATGATTCCAGAATAATGAATGTCCTTTGTGTAAGTTGCTGATACTGCCATATTTTTGTCCTCCTAAAAATTAATTTGTATCTCCAGAGATATTATCTCTCATGGATTCAAGTTCACTTCTTAGATCCGCAACCTCTATTTCAAGGTTCGATCTTCTTTGCTTTTCGAGTTGAAGCTCATGCGTTATTATCGCAATCAAATTGGTATATACCATACTATAAGTATCAATATAGCTATCCTCAGTGTTCTTCCTGTCGTGGTGTACCAGATCCAGCTCGTCTTCTCGGATTCCGAGTTCTCGCATGGCTTCTACGACATCCTGTGCGACGAACCCATAACAAATGCGCCCATCACCGTCAATCATCCGATACTGAACTGGTTTTAAGCGATCGAACAGCTCTGAATGAATATCCGTCTTATTGATCTTGCTCTCACCGAGTGGAAATATGTTTGTTTTGGCGCGGCGATCGGATGTGACCTGTGGGGAGTTTTTAACAATCAAACGCTCCCATACTCTTCCACTATCTCCTAACATAATCTTTTCGGAGTACGCCTTGGTCGGTGCGAACGCTCCAGTATACACTCCTCCAGACCAGCCACAGCCATAAAATTCGACCTCTGCCTGATAACCTTTCTTCTTTGATTCAAGAATAATGCTACCGTTACCAATATCGAGGTTTGCTTTGTTGTTGGCATCCGAGTAAGTATTTACAACAAAAGAATCGTCAACAGCTCCGGCTATACAGCTTCCAGAAGAACTTGATGTCTCCAATACAGATTCGTGGACACCTTTAATATCTACATATTCGCTCTGGATTGACAGAGCCGCATTGCCGGATTTTGTTTCAACCAAAATCTTACCGACACCGCCACATAACTCAATAACCGCATCTTTTGCGTTCTTTCCAAGCTGTATCAACTTATCACCATAATACGCGAGTGTCGTTCCTGCCCGGTTAAGAATCTCAAATGCTGATGCTGAAATCTTAGTCCGATAACCAGACCAAGATCCGCTGGTTTTATTACCAACTTCCAATCCGGTCCCATCAGTAAACTGCATAAAGTTGGTGGCTGTTTTTGCTGCTTGTAAAGGATTCGCATTAATTGAACCAGATGGTAAAGAAGCTAATTTGGTTGATGTCCACGTCACTGTATATGGACCAGAACCTTGAGTATAGTTAAATACTCTCAGATGTCCCCACGATTCACTTAATCTTGTTATAAGGCCCCACGTTGAAGTAGTCTTTTTATAAATCCATAATGACCATCCGCCTGAAGATCTTAGGAAATCCAATCCAGGATCTGAGTTATTTGCAGAGATAAAACTAAACTGGACATCTGTTGTCTCAAAACCTCTGCCACCAAGTTTAAATGTTGTTGGCTGATTTGCATACGAACCTGTGATCTTTATTGTAGCAAATTCGACATAAAGATTTGACTTACCGTTTCCATTTACCGTATGCACTACCTGATTTGCGTCCTTACCTGCAGCGCCCTGTGGACCTTGAGGACCTGTTGCCCCGGTATCGCCTTTATCCCCCTTACTACCTGTAGCTCCTGTTGCACCCCTCGGGATAATTGTATGGCTTATGCATAAACCTTTCAGATCTCCAGATGCAGTATTACTCCGATAATAAGCAACATGAGCATTTTTTGTATCTGTTGCCGTTCCAACGATCGCGAACATATCCCCGATTCGGCAGCCATTACGGATACCAGATGTACTAGACCAAGTTTCTTCGTGATTAATAGTTCCGTATGCCGTCCACTGAGACTCGGTGAAGGCATCTCTGACTACATTTGCTACAAGACTATATCCCTGTGAACCAGTGGCACCAGTAGCACCTTTGTTACCATATACACCGATAACTCGTTTTGTTGTGTCTACAGTTGTCCCATTTGTATAAGTAATTGTCTCGTAGTTCCAGAGATATTTATTGCTCTCTGTCATTGTCGGAACCGTAGACGACCATGAGGTAGGAACAGTCGAATTTGACGCGGAGACTGCATAATGCTCGGTAATACTCTTAATACCATTTCCGGTTGATCCGGTATCACCTTTATCCCCTTTACTTCCCCGATCACCGTATGATCCAATGATGCAAGGCACAGTTGTACTCGCCACGGTTCCGTCGGTATACTTCACAACCTCATAATTCCAAAGATACTTCTTAGCCGCAGACACCGACTGGACAGCTGTTGTCCATCCACTCGTCGCCGTTGTAACTCCGCTGGAAGATGCCGTTGCCAGGTAATAATTGACTACTGATCCAATACTCTTTCCATTGGTGCCATTTGCACCATTGGTTCCCATACGACCGACACTATATATCGTGGATGTTGTGTTGTCAGTGTAAGTGATGATTGTACGTGTCCACAGATACTGCCCCGCGGATGCAGATGGCACAGACCCAGACCATGTGCCAGTTGGAACTGTTGTTCCGGAAGTTGAAACCTGGTATGCAACAGATGTCGATTTAACCCCCTTACCCGTATCACCCTTATCACCTTTGGCTCCAGCCTCGCCTTTGATTTTCGCCCACTTATACATTCCGACACTTGTAGGATCATCTTTTGCATAGTCCACGCATGTTCCGATATAAGCGCCAATATCCTCACCACTGTTCCCGGTGAATGTCTTCCCACCGTCATTACTATATTTGATGTGCAGATAACTGGTTTTCCCGTCTGCTCCATTGGTACCTGAAATTCCCTGTTTTCCCTGTGGCCCCTGCGAACCTTCCAGCTGCTGCCAGCTGTACTTCTTCGGATCATCCGAATCCGTCTGTGTAAAATCCACATACGTTCCAATGTATTTTGACGGTGTCTCTGTCATCTGAGACGCAGAGGTCGGATTCGAAACCGCAGAATATTTGATGTGAAAATACGTCGTTTTTCCATCTTTTCCGTCAGCGCCTTTGGGTCCCTGAATTCCCTGGTCACCTTTTTCACCCTGCAGGCCGCGCAAGCCCTGCGGACCCTGTTCTCCCTTAATTTTAGCCCATATATACGAGCCAACTGTCGTCGGATCCGTCTGATTGAAATCGGTACATGTTCCAACATAATCTCCCGGTGTCTCACCACTGTTCGCTGTAAAAGTTTTACCCCCATCATTGGAATACTTGATATGAAGATAGGTAGTTTTTCCGTTCGATCCATCTTTCCCAGGAAGGCCCTGCGTACCTTTTTCGCCCTGTAACCCCTGAAGCCTATACCATGTATATTTTCCAGGATCGTTTGAATCCATTTCCGTAAAATCTACGTAGGTACCAATATAAGTGTTGGGAACCTCTGTCATCTGGCTTGCAGACGTCGGATTCGAAACTGCAGAATACTTAATATGAAAATATGTTGTAGCTCCGTTCTGTCCATCTTTTCCAGCAATACCTCGCTCCCCCTGTGGTCCCTGGATTCCCTGCAGTCCCTGCGTGCCCTGCGGTCCTTGAACCTTTGTCCACTTGTATTTAGATGGGTCGGTAGAATCTGTCTTTGTATAGTCCGTATACACACCGATGTACGTCTTACCGGTTGATTCAGTAATAGAAAAGCCTGTCTTTCCATCCGCACTCGTTGCATAAGCGATATGAAAATACGGTGTTTTTCCATCTGCTCCCGGCTTTCCTTGGATTCCCTGCGTACCATCGGCACCTTTAATCTTACTCCAAGCATATTTCGTTGGGTCTGTGCTGTCCGCTACGACCTCATCTACATACATTCCGACATAATCACGATCCGAATCAGAAACGGAGAAACTGACCTTTCCATCAGAGCTATTTGCATAAGCAATATGCGTATACGTGGATTTGCCACTTTCGCCCTTTGGTCCCTGAATTCCCTGGTCACCTTTTTCACCCTGCAGTCCGCGCAGGCCCTGTTCTCCTGGATCTCCCTTATCGCCTTTCGGACCCTGAAATTTACTCCAGCGGTACCTCGCTGGATCTGTGCTGTCGGCTTTTTCAAAATCCACATACTGGCCGATATACGTCTTATCGACTGCATTGGTTGTCGAAAATCCCGTCTTTCCATCCGCACTCGTTGCATATGCGATATGAAGGTAACTGGTTTCTCCATCCGCACCATCGTTTCCTGCAATGCCATCTGCGCCATCCTCACCGTCATCTCCCTGAAACTTCCGCCAGGTATACTTTGTAGGATCTGTACTGTCCTCCAGTATATAGTCCACATAGGTACCGATATATTTTCCTGTATCCTTTCGCAACTGATTCGCTGTCGGGTTCGGAACATCAGCATATCTCACATGAAAAAAACTTGTCAGACCGTCTTTTCCAGGCTCCCCCGCAATTCCCTGATCTCCAACAACCTTTACCCAGGCGTAGACGCTCGGATCTGTCAGAACCGGCTGCTTTGTCGTCCGATTGTATGCAATACCCATGTATGCTTTTCCAGCAGATTTGATTGATATTCCATCGCCCGTTTCTGTATCAGCAAATACAACCCATGTGTAAAATGTCCGGTTCTTTGCCAGTTTCTCAAACTGCGCAGACAGGTTCTCCATCTTCTCGGAAATTCCACTTGATTTAAGCTGATATTCGCCCAGTGTCGCTGTGTACTTATCGTTGCAGGTGGAAGATTCCAGCTTCATGATCCGCGCGGACAGATACAATTCTCCGGCGTCATCTACGATATTGACTGTATCGCCGATCTTGATTCCATCCGGCAGATATGCCAGCTCCACTTCATAGGATACCGCAGCATCATAGATCTTTTTCAACTTGGATACAGCACGGTTGCACAACTCTGACTGACTTAACGTATCATAGGTGTAAGTCTGGACAATATGACCGGTTCCATTTCCTTTTTCGGAAAGATACCGGCTCCATTTGGCCACTGCGCTCCGGGAATAAATCGTACTGCCGGACAGATATATATCGCCGTCATCATACTTATACCCTTTCAGATTGATCGGCGTTTCACTGTCTTCCGGATATCCGCCGGTAACGGAAAGTGCCGTAGCCAGATCTTCTACTGAACTTTTTACAATGATATTTTTCACTTCCCGGTTGATCCGAAGTTCTCGCCCCTGATCTACGCCGCGCTTCTTATGCAGGTTGATATATTTGTGCTTGATTTTCAACCGGTCGATTTCAAAAGTATAGGAAACTTCCGCGTCAAACTGCGTGGCAACGCTCAAAATACGCTCAGAAGCGGTGGTCTCACCCTCCCAGGACAGTTTCCGGTTATAATTGCTGACCTCATTGATTCCAATTTCAAAGCCGGAATCGTCGCTGAATTTTTCAACATAGTAGCTCGCTGGATATGCCTTGTCTGCTTTGTATTCGCCAACTGTCTCGTTCAGGAGATCCATACCGGCATCCTCGGCATAGATTTCTACTTCCTGTTTGGAAATATTTTCTTCGCTGGTAATGATCGTATAAAATTCCTGCTCATCGCCATTCTTCCGAAGAATATAATTGCCAACAGAACCATACTGTTTCGCATCATTCCGCGTGCTCGCCGTGTAATTCAGCGTAAATTCTAGTGTAGCAACACCTGCTTCCACCTCTTCTGTTTTCAGATCATCAGAAATGTACAATCCCTTCGGTAGCTCTGTGCTTGCCTGCCCAAGGACATTCATATGTCGGTCCGCAAAATATAAAATCATAGAAACACCTCCCTGTATTTCATTGTGTATGTTGGCTGTGTTGCCCAGTCCGATGCAATGCATTGGATCTGATTCATTCCAGGCTGCAGGCAAAAGTTCTCCCAATCGTTGCCCAACGCACCAAGATCCTGTCTCGGAAGTCCCTGTAACATGACCTCTCCATTGCTACAGTCAGCTGTCAAAACCTGATTTACCGAAAATTTATTCGGAATATCACGCCATTTTTCTACATTGTCAATTCTCACGAAGATGCCGCGGAAATAATTTCTGGTGACAAGCTGATTTCCTGTATTTCGACTTCCCCACTGTCCCAAATACAATTTCACTGTTGCCACTTTCACATCTTTTAATTCTGGAACTGTAAATTCCGGATAACTGCCCTTCCAGAAAAAACGTATTTTCTCTCCATGTTTCATCATGTCGCTTGCGCCATACGTTTGGCTGTATGGGTTTGCATCTTTTCGATGGCAAGGTTCAAAAGTATATGTTTTGACGATACGCGGGTTGTTTCCACCTACCCACATATTCATGTGCGCTGTGTTTCCGATCGTATCGGTTTTGTATATCTCCTGGCAGCAGATCATTTTTCCGTTCGCATCGCAGAAAGCAATCGCCTGGCAGCCCGTCTGCCCCATAAGACCAGTTTCAAACCAGCTGTTCATGTAACAATAGAGGTGCGTCGCTCCCTTTGCTCCATTGGAATCTACCACATCAATAGATTTCATAGCTCCATTCCAGCCGTTTGTGTTTGGACTTACATATCCACTGCTGGCCAGATACAGACCTTTGATGCTGTCTACGCTCATGACACCCAGCTTTCCAGCCGTCTTGCTGTTACTGTATAAGAAGTTGCTCCCTGTATCATCTTTCCACGCCGCATCCTGTGACCAGACATATTGGTCAGCATAGCTTGTTATCAGTTCGCTTTTTTTGTATGTTTCTCCGTTCAACTCATCCGGATCACCGAACTGAAGAATTTTCTTGGAGTCATTTACAAAACCTACTACTCCATTTTCACTGTGCATTACTGCCTGAAGCTTTGGAAAGGCCCGATAAGTGCCGTTGTACGACACAATGAACGTTTTTCCGTCATCCGCAGTCGGATTCACCGTAAATTCTTCCACCGAATACTTGAATGGATCCGCGCAGTAAAATTCCAGCTCCGCAGTGATCGCATTTCTTCCCGCCGGCACTTCACTCGTTCCCTGCTTTGTTCCGATATAATATTTGTCCGGCTCATCCGCAAAAATAAGAGTCGCCTGTTCTTCATCCAGAAGAGCATTCAGCTTGTTATACGCACTACGAAAAGCCGAATTATCTTCAGCAATCAGTTGATATCCAACCACAATGGTTCTGGGTTGATAGCGTTTGCGCCGGTATTTCGTACCATCGGATACGCCAGTTTCCAGATCTGTAATCTCCGTCCCTAAAACTTCCCGGCCAGACACATATAGTGTCCGGTAGCCGGGAATCACATTTTCCAAATAGTTTCCATTAAACATGAGAGCCTCCGAAGGCAGGTTCTGCCCTGGGTACCGCTCTGTGGTATCTACAAAGTTATACATTAGTTCTCCTGCCTTTCTTTCGGTTCTCCCTTGTCTCCTGTTTCTCAATTTCTTCTCGTGTATACGTTGCAGTCGCTTTTCCAATCTCTCTTCCGTCCAGATTAACCGGTACGTAGATGGTATACTTTCCGCTGCTGCTGTACTGGTAACTGTCGTTCAGATCTTCATAGCCTGTTCTAAGGCTCATCCCGATTTCCGGCACAGGTGCAAGCTCTGGAATTTGTATCAGTTCCATAGTTGCCTGTTTTGCTTCCTGGACATGATCCATAAGCCCGTTGATCCAGCCGATTCCAAAATAACTACCAAGCTTATCCGCAACCCGTGACGGACTGTGAATCTGTGCTTTCGCGCGGATTGCCGCCTCTGCAGCAGCCGCAAGCTGTGCCGCCACTGCTCTTACATAGCCAACCTGACTTGCCATACCGTTAGCGAGACCCATTCCGATGTAAGCGCCGTAAGAATAAGTGTTTATATTGCTCAAAGGCGCCTTTGCCGCATTTGCAAGTGCGCGTGATGCACTCGTTACAGTACTGTTTTTTGACCGGATTCCGTTTGCCATACTGTTTCCAACGCTCTGTCCACTGCGAAGTGCCGCCGGTTCTGTCGTTTTCAGAGCGGCATTCACTGCTTTTGAAACATTTTTAGCGCTGGAGACTGCTTTCGTTCCGCCACTCGAAATTGTGCTTGAAAAATTGCTCATTGATGTGGACGCAATATTGTTCAATGGTTTCAACCCAGTATCCATGCTCTCTGTAACTGCTGTTCCTGCGCTCGTGCCCGCTGAGGTCAAAGCTCCGCTGCCTCTATTGATGCCGGATGTAATCGCGTTGATTGCTGTGTCGCCTATACTGCTGGCGGACGCAGCAACGCTTCCGATTCCAGACTGAATTCCGGCCGCCGTACTGCTTGCCGCAGTATTCCCGAGTGCATTCGCCGCGCTGGATACCTGCGAGCTTCCGGCATTAATTCCAGATGCTGCACCAGACGTTACACTCTTGCCGCCTTTTTCTCCTCCAGCGCACCAATCGCTGATATCGCCAAAGAACTTTCCAATTTTTCCACCAAACTTGGAAAGCCCACCGAAGATTCCTTCTCCAATGGCCAACACTACCTGCTTTCCGACTTCCAGCCAGTCTGTCGCCATAATTGTGTCAATCATAGCAGACAGCACCTGCGGCAATGCTTTCAAAAGCTGTGGAATCGCACCTATAATTCCCTGTGCCAATGTTCCGATAATCTGAGCTGCTGTCATCAAAATTGTAGGAAGATTCTGTAAAATTCCCTGTACAAAAGAACTTAGTGATTGAATTGCAGCATCAATCAGTGATGGTAAATTCTCAGTAATTCCTTGTGCCAGTGCCAGTAAAAGCTGCATGCCAGTCATAATGAGCTGTGGTAGTGCAGAAGCAATTCCTGTAATAAGCGTTGTTACCATATTGACTGCTGATGGAATCAGTTCCGGAAGGGCACTGATCAAGCCGGATACAAGAGATTGAACCAGCGTTACTCCGCCCGCAATCAAAGCTGGCAGATTGGCCGTAATCGTATCCAGCAATTCAGAAACCAGATGTCCGCCCTGCTGAATGAGCTCCGGCAGCCTGCTTGTTATTCCGTTGACCAGGTTCGTGATAAACTGAGGTCCTCGTGTCTGCGCCAGCTGTAAAATACTGTCAATCTGCGATCCAAAAGTCTGATAGAGCAGTCCAAGTCCGGCGAGCACGACAGCAATCAGTGCCGCCGGCATCAGTGCCTTCATAGCAAGACCCATGATCTGGGTCAGACCGCTAAACATTTTTGATCCTACACCAAAAATCAATTTTCCAACCGTCTGTACGGTTGATGTAACTGTCTGTGCAACTTTTCCACCCAATGCTCCAATTTTCTGTATCCCATTAGCACCATCTAAAGTGGCGGCATCCAGAATATCTTTAAATGGATTTTTTATTTTTCCAACTGCGGACTGTAATATTCCACCAAGCTTCGAATTGCCAAACGCCTTTCCAAGGCTTTTTCCGGCATTTTTTGCCCATTGCGGCACCTCTTTCAAGGTTCCGTTTATCCCCCCAATACCCGTAGAAACCAGTTTCCATGTATTACCCTGAAAGAAATCACTTGCTTTGGTAACAATACCCAAAGCTCCAAGAACCGCTCCAAGAGCCTTTACCTTCTCCCCGGTTCCATCCAGAATACCTCCAATTTCTTTCAATCCGCCTTCCAGACCACCATCTTTAAACGCAGATCCAAGATTTTGAATCCACTGGATTGCTTTTTCAATGTACTTTCCATCGGATAACTTTTGATTAAGATTATTTATCACGGAAATAGCATTTTCCGCAAAACCTTTAAGGCTTTCACTTGCCTGTTCGAAAGCTGTAATTCCAAGTCCTTCCATTCCAGACTTAAGTTCATCAACAGCTCCCTGCAAGTTATCCATTTTGATTCCAGCCATTTTCTCGGCAGAACCAGCTGCATTATTGATCGCATCGGAAAGTTTATTAAAATCTTCATCACTTGCATTTGCAATCGCCAAAAGTCCAGACATTGCTTCCTGACCGCCAAGCATAGCTGCATAGGAGGCCTTTTCATCCTCTGTCATCCCTTGCATGCTTTTTCGCATGTCTTTCATGACCTCTCCAAAAGACTTCATATTTCCATTGGTATCAGTAAGACTAAGACCCAATACAGACATTGCCATGCTGGATTCTTCCGTTGGCTTTGCCATACGCGTAATAGTAGAGCGGAGGGCCGTACCGGCGGCGCTTCCTTTGATGGAACTATTCGCCATAAGGCCAGTGGCAAGAGAAATGTCCTGAATCGAGTAGCCCATTGCGCCAGCTACGGAACCGACATATTTAAAGGTTTCACCCATCAAATCGACATTCGTATTTGCATTTGCAGAAGCAGCTGCCAATACATCAGCAAATTCTCCACTGTCTTTAGCCTGTTTTCCAAATGCTGTCAAGGCATCCGTCACAATATCCGACGTTCTTGCCAGATCACTGCCAGATGCTGCGGCCAGATTCATGATTCCGTCAATACCAGAAAGCATGTCCGCAGTTTTCCATCCGGCCATCGCCATATACTCCATTGCATTAGCCGCTTCTGTAGCTGTATATTTCGTGCTTGCGCCCATTTCTTTAGCTTTTTTAGACAAACTCTCAAAATTTGTTCCTGTAGCTCCAGAAATGGCCGCCACGGAAGACATCGCATTTTCAAAGCTCATACCTGCGCTTACTGCACTTGTTGTCACACTTTTAAGTGCGCTCCCGACAGCTGTAACTGCCTTACCTCCAATCGCCGCCATTGCGCCGAATCCAAGTCCGCTGGATATGGTACCGCGCAGCCGTTCTGCTGTATCGCTACACGATTTCATCGTCGAAGAGAAATTGTTATCTACCGCCGATAAAACTGCTTTCACGCTATAAGACTCTGCCGTTTTCACCATCTCCTTTCCGAATCAGTTTTGAAATTCCAGTAAAGCGAGGGTCTGTCCTTTTTGCTCTGTGTTTTTTCAAATTTTCAAGTTCCCGTTCATAATCGAAGAATTTCCGGAACTTTTTATAGACCGGAACCGTCTTTTTACCGGCTTTACGCTCTGCACGCACAGCGAAATCAAGATACGCCTGCCTGTGCGCTGCGAAATTTTGATCAAACATTTTCAATCCCAGAGCCTCCATCATGACGTTATACTGAGCTACCGTCAGCTGATCCACTTGTTCGAATGATGTAAAATTGAAGTACCGGAAGCAGTTTACCGCAACATCATGATAAATTTTCTGAAAATCTACTGTTCCTTCTTGCTCTGCGCTTTTTTCTGGAATTCTTCCAGAGTCTTTTTCAGCGTCTCCTGACGTTCCTTCTCCTCCGCCACTGCTTTCTCGATTTCTGCAACCGTCTTCTTCGTAGCATTGGCTGTCTTTAAGAAACCCAGCGTATCCTCGAAAAGTTTATCAATATCCGTTTCTGGGTCATCAATATACCCGTCCAGCTGGTCTCTTGTCACTCTCGGATTCTGCCCATTGTTTGCCGCATCCAGCAGGTCTACAAGGACTTCTATGTCGCCGTCCATGATTTCTGCAACTGCGTATTTCAGACCGATATTCTTTCTAACATCTTTGACTCCGTCAACCGGCATGCTTACCTTCTTGTTCATTTCTCTCATGAATCCCATGCCAAAATTAAACTGATACACCTGTCCATTGATTGTAAGTTCCATATCGTTTTTCTCCTTTACTTTTCAAAAAGAGGACGATTTCTCGCCCTCAACTGTTCTTTTACGCTTCTGTTTTTGTTGTATCCTTAAACACATAGGAAGCAATTTCCTGCTGTTCGGTCGTTACAGTTACGTCACCTTTCTGACCGGTTCCATTGATTCCAAAAGTAAGGGATACTTCCACCATGTCTTCGGCGTTCGAAGTCTTTTCCAGCTCAGTGATATAGCCCTGGAAGTATTTTCCCTTAAATTTATTGGCTCCGGCAGATGCCGGTTCGTCAAGATTGGCTTCCCAGATCTCGATTTTTTCATCATTCACCATGGCGTCTTCAAGGGAATCTAGCAAAGTATCACCTTTTGCAAGGATACTGGTCGCTGTAATCTCAACCTCTGTTTTTCCCGGTGTTCGGATCGAACCATCTTTGGTTTCGGTAGTATCGGCATCTTTGCTTACAGTCCGACCGTTTTCCGTGGTGAATGCCAATGCAGCAGCTGCATTTTTGGCTGCATCCTTTTCAATTCTGTACAGGTATACGATCTTGTTACCGCGTACCGCATCTGCAAATAACTGCAAATTTATTGTATTTCTCATGCTGTTCTCCTAACTGAATAAAAAAGTCACTTCTACGATTCCGTGAAGAAGTGGCTGGTTGGTAGTTGTGTCCGGCAATATTCTCTGATTCAAGTCCTGCACGGACCAGGAGAAGCTGCCGGTATGTTCCAGTTGTCTGCAAATCTGCTTGATCTGCAGAATCATCTGTGAAACTGTGCCTCGCTGCCGCGGATTGTCGTGCCAGACGTGGATTGTCTGGCTTACAATGCCGAACACAGCCGTTTTATTGGCTTTATCGGTTAAATCGCTGTCCGCCAGATAGATAAACGGGTATGGCGTACCTTCCGGCGGTAAAAACGTGTCATACACACTGTCTGGATACTGTTTTTTTAATTCCAGAAGCAACGTACTGAATAATTCCTGCTGTGGGTCCATCGTGTCACCTCGTAAGCTTTTTCAAATCGGATTTGAACTTCTCTTTCTGTGCCGTATAGGAAGGACGCATATACGGCTGTGCGTTCATATAACGGGTTCCATACTCCACATACGCCGCATACTCTGCCGTCGGCTCTACTTCCGCAGTCATGCCGCCGTCTGTAATGTCCAATCCGATGCTACGCTTTAATGTTCCACCCACATATCCAGGTATCCCTGTACTTTGTGGAGTTCCTACCGGTGCATTCTTCTGTGCTTTTTTCTGCAGTTCCGATCCATTTTTTCGTACAACCCGCTTTACATCGCTCATCTGCACGTTTTTCTTCAATTTGACCTGCAGTTTTTCCATTCCTTCCAGCTTGATTTTCGGCATCAGACCACCTCCGATAGTATGAATGTCTGTTTTACACGCAATTTCCGTGTATAGTCCACTTTATAGTTTGTGTTCCCGATCCGGATCCGATCAAACGGCTTCTGATAATGATTCTGGAGCTGCACTGTCACGCTGCCCTGACGGATCCCACCGTATACGATCTGCATGATTTCCGCCCGCGTATCCATCACAGATGCCATTTTCCGCACCTCTGTTACCTGATCGTCGGCATAGTTCCCAGTCGTTGGATCATACTCACCCGGCAGGACTCGCCGGAAGAAAATTGGCGTATCGTATCTCACAAAAACTTCACCTTTCCCTTCCTTGCCTCCCGCTGGCTGTCCAGATAAGACTGAATATCATCCATGTACCCGGCAAAATCATTTTCAGACCAGGAAAGGCTCTCGCCCTCAACACTGTGAGAGGAGAGCCCTTCTGATCCGATTCGGTTGAATCGAATGACTGAAACATCCAATATGATGTATTCCATTTCTTCCGGCGGCTCCAGACCGCCAAGAAGAAATTTCAACCGCTGTTTCGTGGCATTCAGAATCAGCTGTAGCTGCTGTTCTGTCTTTTTATCTGTGTCTTCCAGTCCAAGAAGCAGTTTCAGATCTTCGAGCATCGACTGCCTCCTACTTCTCTGGTTCTTTTACCAGTTCGATCACCGGGGTTCCACGCAGGTTTTTATCCGAAGCAAGCTCTTCCAGACGCTCTTTCGAGACCTTGATTCCCTCGCGTGGGAAAACATCACCCTCTCGGTACTCATGGTCATCGTCATGAAGATCCGTAAAGTATTCAATCACCCTGTACATAGGTTCCTCCTTCTCAGCTCTTCACAGCTACTGTTACATCGCCGGAACGGACTGCTTTATAATTCTGATCACACTCAACCAGCGTGATGTGATGGGTTGCTGTAGATGCGATTTCGGATTCTCCATCCCATTTGCTCCAGTTTTTCACGTCATCGCCGTATTTCACGGCAGTCGCGGATGCCGCATCTTTGTACTTCCAGCAGTTTTTCATAGACATCAGCTGCTCTTTTACGGAGATCTTTGTTTTTCCTGTTTCAGATCCTTCTGCCGCCGTTACGGTCAGTTTTCCAAGAGTCTGTGTATCCGCGCCACCAACGGAGATGTAGGCGATGGCATCCAGGTACTCACAGAATAAGCGCAGACCCATAATAGCGTACAGATCCGAAATTGCTCTCTCGTAGGTACCCTGTGCATGGAAACCGATAAAATGAGTAGTCGGGTCCGTTGTATAGCTGAGGCCAGCTTTTACGAACTCAGAGTCGCCCGGATCGATGTAATATCCGATGATGTTGTTGAGTGGAGTAGCAATGACGACGTTTTCCGGGACTTCAGAGCTTACGAAGACAACATCAGCACCAAGAAATTTCTTCATGTACTCAAAGCCGAACGCTGTCTGCAGGGAGATATCCGCGGCACCGACATGTTTATACACATCCAGTGTATTTACCCATACTGCTACGCCGGTAGCCGTTCTTCTCATCTTTTTGAACTTATCTTTAACCTTTCCGATTGCCATAGCAACCGCCATCTGCCAAGTGCTTTCATGGCCAGTCAGAGAACCTGCTTTCAGCTGTGCGTACAGCTTATCCATGACAACGTTTTGCAGATCGGTTTTGAACTCTTCGTCGGTATCCTGTACTGCGGCATCATATCCCTTTTCCGCGATTGCCTCCAGGGTTACTCCCTTACGATACTTGCTGATTTTAATAGTATCAAACGGAATTTCTTCCACAGCGTACTGGGAATACGGGATCTCTTCGCCCTCTGCGACCTCACCGGACTGCAGATTTCCTGTCACCTTTTTTGTCTTTAAAACGGTGTTGTTATCTTTCTTGATCATTCGGATAATGCCCAGGACGTCAAGCAGCGCCTGAATGTTTTTACCGAAAGATGTTACGAAATCAATCTCGCGGGCTTTTACCTGGACCTGTTCCTGACCTGTCATGTTATCCGGTGCCGCAAATACCTGCAGCCCTAATTTTCCAATTCTATGCATGCTGTTTTCCTCCTACTGAAATAATGCAATATTTTCTGCAATCAGCCGCTGCCGTTCAATTGGGTTGCTGACTGCAAGAATCTGTTCTTTTGTCACAGCGCCTTTTCCGCCGGATCCGCCCTTTGGGGTATTTCCTTTCAGGGCATCTTTTACGGCAGCCTGTACTGCATCCTTGTACATCTTTGTGAAAGCTTCGACTGCCGTCTTGGTATCCTCAGCGCTTTCCGATACCAGATGTGCCAGAAGTTCATCCGGGATGTTGATTTCTTCATCTGCCAGCATCTTTCTGGCCGTCTTTGACATTTCCGAGAGCGAATTCTGCCGTTTCAGATCTGCCAGTTCCTTTTCCAACTTCCGGTTTTTATACTCCGCTTTCTCTTCCTTTGTCATCTTCGCCAGCTTTTCCGCCTCTGAAAGCTTATCATCAGTCAGTGCCTGCCACTTTTCCTGCGCTTTGGTCACTGCTGTATTTACCGCTTTCTGCACTCTGAGGTCGAACTCCGCGCGATTCTCTGCCTGCCCAAGAAAATCGTCAAATGACATCTCATTTCCGCCATTTCCAGAACCTGCTCCGGCTCCGTCCTCGTTTCCGTCTCCGGCTCCGCTGCCGTCTCCTTCGCCTTCTGCAAATAACTGCAGGTTCATCATTGGGATTCTCCAACGATAATGGTTGTTTTTGTACTTCATTATTTTTTTGTCCTTTCTGCCCCGTCCCGTTCTGTAATAGCCCCGTGCCGTTGCTCCGGAATCATAGTTTAACGACATTTCGGTCACATCAGTTACATGATCCGGACATGTTCCGGAAATTCATCGGTCATAAGACAGATGCCGACAAAAAAGGAATCCACCAGCGTTTTTGCTTTCTCTGATAGATTCCCATACTGTATATCGACCAATCCGGGCGATACTTCGTATTCTATTTCGTCCCTTGTCAGATCCTTGATCGAGCGGATCAGTGTCCGCACAAGGCTGGAAACACCTGCGCAGACGATGTCCTGCCCGTGCGGTGCGTACATTGCATGACCGGACACCTTAATTTCGTTTTTACGAACGCGCACCTCAATCATTCTCTGATCCTCTCTTTCTTAACAAATGGGCATAAAAATACCACCGGCCTCTCAACTGGTGGTTAATTATACAAATGGAACCATTTCTTTTACGTCTTTCAATGTCCTTTTTGCCTTTTCGATCAATGAATTCTCAAACAGATATGAAATACCTTTGGGCGTGATAATAGCATCCGGCAGATCGCCTAAAAGGACGCCACCTTTCGTATGATTGACGACAATGCCTTTTACATACTCTTCCGTAATCAGGCTTAACATGATATACTGCCAGTAATTCTCAGGAATATTATAAGCCGATGCTGTAAAGTAACACGCTTCTGGTTTTTCACCCTTTTTCAAGCATTCATACAGATATTTCAGTACCTGGTATACAATCACGAAATAATCATTTTGTGCCATTTGCACCGTCTCCTTATCATCAGTTGATAATTAACTGATTCTTGCAAGAATCGCAGTAAAAAGTATTGGTTTTTTCGCGGTCGCCAACAGGAATCATAATTCCTTTTTTACATTTCTTGCACAAAACTTTTTCGCCTTTTCTCAAGAGCTTTACTCTCTCATGAGGCGGAATATTCAGAGTATTCGTCATAAACAATCACTCCCATTTCAGATTCGGATATCTATCATTTATATGATTAATTATATCCTGGACAACTTTCTCTGTCAATTCAATGTTTTGATGCCTGTACTCGTTCATATAGCATTGTAACTCTTGATTTTTGGTGTTTGGCTTGTTGATTTTGGCATGTGTGGCCTCGTGAATCACTGTAATAGCCGTCTCACGAACCGTTTTGGTATTATCAGCATAAATGTTGATTTCGCCATCTTCGAATAGTCCGTCCAGTCCCTCATCGACATCAACTCCGTACCATACCTTTATGTGGATATCATTTTTCTGAAGATACTCCAACATTTCTGCTCCGATGCTGGACTTTTTCATTTCTTTCATGATATTTCGAGGTTTGATAATGTCTCGTCCCTTTGATCTACCATCCAATGTTTGGAATATGCCTTCGTTGTCTTTATATCTCGCCTTTCTGTTTTTCGAAGCTTCCCATTCCTCTGTGGTACCACCATGCTCCAGAAATTCCAGCCATTTCTCATATTCCGCACTGTCCTCATAGGCTGCCGTAGAGCAGTGACACCGCGGATGCATCGGCGGCGCGTTCGTTCCCGGCATCATATCCTGCACTTTGAAATGCTTACCATCCAACGCCTGGCACCGTTCGCAGACATCTGCATTCCCGCAGGCAACGTATGTATACTCCTCGAATCCGTTTCGAAGGTAGGACTGTTTCTGCGCTTCTGTCTGGACTCTGGCAAGCTCCGTGACCATGAGCCGCTCTGCATCCTCCCTGCTTGCGCCGAAGCGTTTCTGCAGGTGCACCGCAAGCTCCCGCGGGTTCTTTCCCTGGATCAGCCCCGTTTTCAACAGCTTATCCAGCTCTGCTTTCAGCATGTCCTGGTACATCCAGATCCGGTCAGAATAGGTGGCATTGTGGAATGACGCATCGATAATTGCCCGCGCCATTTTCCCGTTTTCCTGCACAGAATTGCCAAGAATGCCCGCCTGCCTGCGAAATTCTTCTATTGTCTGCTGTGTCAGCGTCTTGTCAAAGTATTTCTGTAGTTCGTCGAAGCCGGATACCATTTCCAGCCCGATATTGGCTTTCAGCAGCTCCAGACGATTGATTTTCATGGTCGCATTGTACAGCCGCATCTCTTCATTCGCCTGGTCGGAAAAATCTTTTTCCTTGACGTATTTCGCCGCTTTCCTGCCGTATTCTTCGATGTCAAGCTTGGAAACTCTCCTTTTTGCCTCCGCCAGTGAGATTCCCTCTTTTGTGGCATACTTTGTATAAAATCCATCGATCTCCTTCTGGATCTGGTCTGCCATATACGCATAGGTCTTCCGGATCTCTTCTGCATAGGTCTGCTCAGACATCTTATTCTTCTTGGCATGTTCCGTCTCACGTTTCTGCCAGTATTCCTTACTCGTCATCCTGTCCACCGCCGCCAAACATCTGCTTCATCACTGGATCCGCTCTCACCTTGTTCTGATCGGTATCAATTTTCTTGATTTCATCCTGTACATTGTCCACAATAGACAGCACCCCGAGCTGTGTTTCCTGGCTGACCACACCTTCCAGATTCTTCGCGATCTCTGCCTCTTCCTGCAGGTTTGCCGGGAAATTTGGTGTAAAATGTGGATGGATCTTCACCCAGTCATCTTTTTTCATTCCTGAGACCGGATTTGAAAAAATCAGACGATACCTCCGGTTCATACCGCTGGTAAATTTCCGCTCTTTCGTTTTTTCCAAGTTACTCATTGCCTGCAGCTTATATTTCATGGCGATGCCGGAACTGGTGCCAAAATTCTCATCCGAGATATTGGCCACCATGCTGATATGGAAAATGAGCTTTTCCAGACGATCGATCAGATGCTCCTGCGTGGTATCACCATCCGGTTTCTGAAGAAATTCGACAATCAACCGTTCGGTGTCCCCGTCGAAATTAATGATTCTGTCATCCCGGATATGCGCCACATCGTCTTCTTCCAGCTTGGAACCAAGAACCTTGAGATAGGCATCCGCGAAATAGTCAACATCATTGGCTTTCTCGCTGATCGCCTTGTTGTATGCATTAATCATCGTAAGGACCGGCTCGAAGATTCCCATACGCTCCTTGTTTTCTACGTACTCCGATGCCGGAACGCCGTCGAAGCCGTGTATCTTCTCGTCTGCATCCCAGAGCAATTTTCCTTTGATTGTAAACCAGCGGACCTTCGTCTCGTCCGATACGCTTCCATGAAGGATCTGATTCGAATCGTAATACAGCCGCACGAAATATCGTTCCCTTTCCAGCACGGAATCATCGTAGATCATGAATGCATCCAGCGGGCTCAGGTATGTAATACCGATATTCCCATTCTCATCCACATAATACATTTCATAACCCTTGCCAAAGATACTGCAGATTTTGGACAGTTCAGCATTGTTATCGTCCTGATCGTTGTACTGATCCAGGAACTCAACATATTTCTCAACCACTTCGTTTCCACCATCAACCAGTAGCTTAATTGGATGCCCGATGAAGAAACCATTCATCGTATCCACGATATATTTTGCAAAATTGACCATGATTCGGTTGTCCGGCTTCCACTTGGGCTTTAACGGCTCATGCAGGATCGGGTAATCCGTCTCGTAGGCCTCCTGCAGCCTGCTGTATCTAAATGCGCACTCTCCGGAATGCCGCATGATAAATTCGTTCAATTTGGCATCTGTCAGCGTCTCTTCCGACGGCAGCCTATACAAATTCGTTTGCACTTCTATATCCCTCCTTTCACCTTTCTGTTCAGCCGTGGTTTCGCCTTGCGTTCTTCCTCAATGGAGTACCGAAGCATCGCCATGGCATCATCAAAAAATGGAACTGGCTCTTCGAGATAAGTGTTGGTACGCTCATCCTTCTTCCACTTCCATTGCTGAATTTCTTTTATTGTATTGACGCAGGACGGGTAAATATGGATTCTGTGCTGTTTCAGGTAATCTATCTGGGCATGCACGCTGTTCGGCTCCTTCTGCACGCCTTTTGCGCGGTATCCCGCCTTCTGCCACATCTTGATACGGTCCGGCTCCGCAGAATCGCACCACATGCGCAGGCGCTTGTTGAACTGCCCCTCCGCCAGCCGGATGATCTCGTCCGTGTCCATCTCATACACGTACAGTTCCCGGCATAGATACAGATCACCATCCTTAAAGCCAACCTCACCGATGCAATTGGCGTGATTGAATCCGAAATCCTGTGCATTGACCATGTAATCGAATCGTTCCGGTGAACAGTCAAATTCTTCGACAACATAGTTTTTGAGGATCAGTCCGGCGACCTCGCCCCATTCCCCCAGGCCATACACCCGATACCCCTCTGGATCCACTTCCTTACGCCGCATCATACGTCTTCGGTAGGCATCATCGATAAAGCGGTTCTGCTCGTAGGTTGACTGATGTGTCAGAACATCCGGATCTGACCGGTCAAAGAACACACGCTTAATCCAGTGGTACGCCGATACCGGGTTGAACGTCATCCGGATCTGATAGAACTGTCCATCCGGCAGTTCACCACGGAGACGGTCATCAATGATCTCGAAGTCCGCCTGCGTAATTTCCGTGGCTTCTTCGATCCAGACATCCGTCAGCTTGCCACGTTTGAATGTAATGGATTTCAGTTTTTCACGCTGCTTTTCATCGTTGACGCCTCGGAAAATGATCTGATTGCGGTTGATTTTACACTCCACAATCATGTTGGAGCTGTTAATATGCCAATATTTCTTGTACTGCTCCCCAAACATGCGAAAAATAGCACCTTGCAATTCTGCAAAAGTGCTATCCCTGTTGGTCACGTCCGCCTTTCGAACGCATAGAAGATTTCTTCCCGGATCCTGCATCAGCCGCAGGATATAATTCTGCGCCGTATCAACACTCTTTCCTGATCCAGCAGAGCCTTTCATAACGATATATCTTTTCCGGGAACGGTCAACTTCTTTGAAGCCCGGATTCATCTGGACGTTTATATTCATCCGGAATCGTCCTCCCCGTAGTCAATCGTGATGTTGAGATCCATATCGGTTGCCACATCAACTTTCTCTGTATACAGTCCGTATCGCTTGCCGAGAAGCTCCGCAGCCTTTAAGCGCTCTTTCTCAGACGGTGCCTTTTCGATGGTTCGTGCCTCGGAGCAGCCGTCGCCGGTTCCTTCAACTACAATTTCTGTGGAACTGCTTTTTCCGCGAAGCACGGAAGTCAGATACTCTATTACTTCCTGGGCGTCCGCCGTCTTCTCGTTGTGGATCTCTTCCATCCGATCAGCTATATATTTTTTAACGTTAACATTAGTTAACAATCTGCTTGCCGCCGCTTTAGCTACTTCATCACTTTTCACGCCTTTATACACTGCTTTATATGCCCGAGTGGCGTTCAAATCACTCAAATATTCATCGCAAAACTTTTTCTGTTTTTCCGTCACTCAAGCTCACCTCATTTCTGCACGCAAAAATTCCCCGCATCTCTGCGAGGAATCCTTGTATAAGAGTAACAAATCGGAGAATCTCCATCCACTGGAGAGTTGGAACGGCAGGACTCGAACCTGCGCCCTTGTCGACTCATGCGAATAGCATGCGACTGCTTCTTCCTTCTGAGCTACGTTCCAGTTGGTGCAGGGTACCAATCTGCACCGTGCATCATTCGGGCATTTTCCACGGGCTTATACTGCCCAAGTCAGCGGCTAAGCTGTGACCCCTAGCCGCCGCTCAAAATACATTCACAAGGAGGTAAAGAAAAGATGAAACCCTTCCTTCCGTTCTCTCCATGATACACTATAACATTTTGAAAACGAACATTGCGAACAAAACGAACAAACTTTCATTTTCTCTCAAATTTTTCTACGCCGCCTCCATAAACCTCAGATATTCCATCCGCACGCTGTCTGCGGTTGCCTTTCTTCCGAGTTTTGCCGCCACCTGACTCCAACTGAGCCCCTCGAAGACTCTGTACTTGATGATCCGCTGCATCCTCTGTGGAATGTGGTTCATCCACTGCTCCACTTCCGTTTTCAGTCGCTGGGCGTTCTCCTTGCGCTCTTCCAGGATCTTTTCCTCGTGTCGCAGTCTACTATCCTCCTCA